AGTCTTAATAAAATTGAAACTAAATTGAATAAAAAATATGTATTAAAACAGGGTATTCAGCAGTTACCAGGTGCGGCGTTTAAAAAGGGACGGGTACCTGGGAGTGGTGTAGCTGCGAGGACTTCATTGCTCACACAAGTCATGAGACCATATATTGGTGGAGATGATAAATATGGTGAGCATAAAAAACAATATAACAACGCGTTCAAGGTGTATAAAAACCCAGCTTTTGAAAACACAAAGAGTTCAAAAGTCAAAGGTATGGTCACTGCTAATAATGTAATGATAAGTATGAAACGTGCACCCGTACCACCACCCGGTGTTAAACCTCCGAATGGGCGTTTCCGTGCCATCGCACGGGCTCAGATACCACCCACTAAACCAACCGCGATGGCTAGAGCTGCCCAGATAAGCATGAATAAACGTAAAGCGGTTGGGAACCCTGCTATAGCGAGAAAAGTATACACCAATCAAGCAAAGTTCAAACAAAATGCGAATGTTCGGAGAGCTGCTGAAAGAGCGGCCGTAGCTGCGAAAGCATATGTTGCTAGAAACGCCAAGTTTCGTGCCACTGGGGTATCACAGATAGCATCAGATAAAGCCGATGCGAGAAGGGCTCAACTTGCGGCTCGTAAAGCGGCAAAAAAGAAACTTAAGTAACTTGTTTTGATTTGAAAAATTATCTAAAAAAAATGACTCACCCAGACGACGACTGTACCGTGACTACCGACATGCCTCTCAGCGACGAGGTTGCCGATTTCATCGAAAAGGGTCTTCATCGCGATATGAGTAAGGAGGATGTTGATACATGGTGTGACAATAACCTTGATGATGTCGCAGAGATATATGAGAAGTACGGACATTCGTACATGTCATATAGGGATGCTGAAATGACTTTATTTTTTGTAAAAACGTTACATGAGAACTGTTACGATGAAATGAAGGCACTGGTGTCTCAGTTTGTGGTGTGTCAAAGCTAAAAGTATTAGTATATATAAACATGTCACTTACCGAGGATAAGCGTCTATTTTTAAATATACTTCTGCCTACTATCAATGAATTATTCGTATCGACGGGAAATTTAACGAGGATCTCTAATGATCCGATATGCGAGGTCGAAGTATTTATCAGGGATCGGATTTTAATAAACAAGACAATATTTTCGATTTCAAAATTTAAATTCGCTATTGAAAAACTACACGCACGCTCTATAAACAATCTCCTCATACATCTCGATGATATAAATATACCTATATCCAGAATTTACAAGAAAGCACAGATAAATCCACTGATATTAAATGCGTTCGAATTAGAAATGCATAAATTGATACTAAACGGTGATATAGTTTCTTTTTCGGATTTTTTGTTATATTGATTACTCGTCAACCTCGCACTCCTCGTCGACATCATCTACCTCATCCTCTGAAGGGGGAGGGTCAACACCTTGGAATGCGAACGAAGGTAGCTTTTGCGACTTCTCACAGAGAGCCTGGGAGAGACGTACACTTACACCGAACTTGTTATCGATAAACCAGATCTGGTTGAAGTCGACAATACACATACACTTCTGACCCTTCTCGAGACTGTCGATAGGAATGCTTTTCTGGTTGACGTCATACGCCTCAGCTAGGAACTCACCAGTGGGCTTTGTCATAACCTTGAGCTTGAGGGTGGATGGGTAAGACTCCTTACCTGGGCGAACAAGCGGCTTGTACAACGCTTCACGAATGACCTCGATGTTGTAAGGCTTGCCGAGCCACTCCTTGGAATTCTTGGCTACAGTCTCAATGATCATCTGATCAAGGGCTTGAAGCTTTTCCATCAGGGTGGTGGCACCTTCGTTATCCTGATCAAACGAAAGGTCGAGAGAATACGACGTTTTGTTAGTAGCCTCGTCGGTAAACGCGCTGAGGCCAAATGGAGATCTCATGAAAGGAAGTTGAAGGTACAACTTCTTGTTATCTGGTGCGTTAATGTATACAGTTTTACCACCGTTTTTGTTCTTCTTCATGGCAGAGAGAACGGTGGTAGTGGGTTCGAATTGCTCGTAACGCTGGATGATGGTAGACATGTTGGTTGCTTATATCTTATGTACGCGACGAAACTTTAAGTATATTTTTTTCTCAGAGTATAATAAAATATGGGTCTCTTCAAGGATTGTGGTTGTGGTTGCGATGGTAAGAAGCAAGAGCAGAAATTAATGAATTCTATATTAGCCGCACTGGTCTTTTTCATAATCGCCAGCCCTGATACGTTCAGGCTAATGCGAAAAATATTCGGTAAGTGGGTTTCGGGACCTAATGGGTGCCCCACTTCCGGTGGGTTAGCCCTACACTCGATCGTGTTCATGTTCATTACATGGGGTTTGATGAATATAAAGTCCGAAGGATATACCGCGGAAGCTGGGGTTATTGACCCCTCTCCCGAGGAAATCGTCGATGAGTTTCCGGAAGAGACCGGAGAGGAAGAGCTCGAATTACAAGTATCGGATGATGCGATTGACTTGGAAGAGAGTGATCTTGATACTTCCGTTTCTATGAAACCTGTGGCCCCTACCCGTATGGCGGATGCCCCTCTCCCCCTACCTGACATGGCGGAAGAACAGATTGGGGCTTTCGACAGTGGTGCTATGTACGCACCCATGGATCTTGGGGCTGATGGTGACAAGCCTCAGCCAATGATCAGTGGTATCACCACCTCTTTGAACACGGGTCTCAACGTCACATGTGCTGACGGAAGTAGGCCCATCGTAGCTTAAAATTCTTCGTCAAACGTGACTGCGGTACTTTCATCGATTTTACCGTAATCGCCGACACGCTTTTCAAAAAAATTAGTCTTACCATCTAGGGAAATATTTTCCATAAAATCAAAGGGATTTTGTGTGTTCCAGATTTTATTGAACCCCGCTTGCTTGAGTAAACGGTCAGATACATACTCGATGTAATCTGACATCTTCTCAGAATTCATGCCGATCAAACTGCACGGTAACGCTTCGATAATAAAACTCTTTTCAATCTCGACCGCTTCGCGTACAATCTGTTGGATAACCGTTTCGGATGGTTTATTCTTCAGCATTTTAAATAGTTCGAGAGCGAACTCGAGGTGAAGTCCTTCGTCACGACTGATAAGTTCATTGCTGAAACATAGACCTGGCATGAGACCACGCTTTTTCAGCCAGAAAATAGCACAGAAACTACCAGAGAAAAATATACCCTCCACACACGCAAACGCGAGTAGACGTTCGGCAAATGGTCTATCCTTGTCAAACCATTTTAGTGCCCAATCCGCCTTTCTCTTAATGGGGTCAATTGTCGTTATGGCATCAAATAAGTGTTTCTTTTCTGAACTGTCTCGGATATACTTGTCGATCAATTTACTGTAGGTTTCTCCGTGAACCATTTCATTGTGAACTTGGTACGCATAAAACGACCGAGCTTCGGTGTATTGTACCTCGTCGGCAAAATTATTATTGATGTTTTCAAAAACGATACCATCAGAACCAGCGAAAAATGCGAGGATGTACTTAACAAAGTGACGTTCATTGTCACTCAATTTTTTCCAGTCATCCATGTCAGCACTCACATCAACTTCTTCCGCCGTCCAGTTCGACATTTGAGCTTTTTTATAGAGGGACCATAAATTGTCATGTTCTATAGGAAACACCGTAAACCTGTTCATCGTGGGTAGGAGCATTGGCTCTGATTCATCGATATACTCCTGGAATGCGAAGTAATCTCCGATACATTTGTTATTCACCTTTACTTGTGGATATACTACGGCACCAGAGCCGCACTGTTTTTTTAGTTCATCTTTATCAACAATAATTTTTGTATACTCGAGATTCAGATCCTTACACATAGTTTCTGCGTATGTACAGTATTTACAATCCAACTTCGAAAAAATTTCGATTCCCATCACGTGTGTTATATCCGTACAATATTTTTGTGCTAAATCTTTATACAGAAATGTTTGAATTTTCTGAAATTCAGCCTGGAGATCTCATACGAGTTCTCGTGAATTTCGACGATGTAGACGACGACGCGTATGCCATCGTAGAAGAACACTGCGACGATTACTTGATTGTTAAATACTATTCGGAGACATCTTGTACGTATAAGGGTGCGGAAGTGTATACATTAGATCAAGAGACGAATATACTTCGAGAGGAGAGTATAAGTGAGCATTTCCCAGGGAAGGACACTATTTTCACATGTATCAGTGAAGTAGATCGAATGTATGTGATTGAGAGTGAACAAGAAACGGATATAGAGAGTGTGATATGCAACGAGAGTGACGATACCGGGAGTGATGCAGATAGTTTCGTCGTATCCGACAGTGAATTCGAAGGGCGTTTACAGTTACCCCCAGACGCTGCAGCTCTGGATCGTGAGTGGAACGCATGGGTTCCCCGGAGTCCAGGCTCTTCGCGTTTCAAAGAGACTGTCGACCGGATTGAAGAGCGGGCGAGAATACAAATGGATGACATAAATTTTTAACCTAAGTGCGCCAATTGCAAAATAAAAAAAGACAACGCTATTTTACATGGATTCAATTACACTGGCTGCTATCTGGTCTCATGTCGACCAAACACAAAAGAATAACACACCCACACTAAAGCCGGTGGATAATAGATTTTGTACAGACTGTACAGAATACAAAACACTTACACGGGAGGGAATGGTATGCACGGGGTGCGGGAAAGTCGATTCGATTTACATCGATGATACAGCGGAATGGACGAGTGGTGTATCTGATGATGGTAGAGTTTCAGACCCATCGCGTTGTATGGTACCGACGAGTAATCAGGACTTATTCTCAAATGCGTGGGGGAAGGGCACGGTCATCGCAACTAAGTATACGTCGAGTTATGAAACGAAGCGTATGGCTAAAATAAATTTTCACAGTTCTATGAATCACCGGGATAGGTCTTTGTTTCATGCGTACAAAGATATAGACGAGGCTTGTACTAGTCTTCCTGAAGGTGTTTTGAAGGATGCGAAAACATTATACAAAAAATTCAACGAAAATAAACTGACACGTGGAGCTGTTAGGTCGGGGGTGAAAGCAAACTGCGTTTTATACGCGTGTAGATTGGCGAATATTCCTAGAACGACGAAGGAAGTTGCCGATATGTTTGGTATTCAGTGTAAGGATATCAGTCGTACGACAACCATGTTCACCGGAATTATAAAGGATGAGAAGACGGAAAAAAATTACGTTACAAAACCGTTCAATGTCATGTCACGGTTACTCAACTCGTTTGAGATATCGCGGGATGAACGTTTAAAATGTAACCAGATGTGTAACAAATTGGAAGAGTGTGTGGATTTAATGAGCAAGTCTCCGAATAGTGTCGCGACTGCTATTATATTCACAGTCTTGGGAGGGAGGATGTCAAAGTCTGAACTATGCGAAAAGTGTGGGGTTTCTATCCCGACATTGAATAAAATAGTCGTCATATTGAAACGACACTTAGAGGATAAATTGTAATACACAATAGAGATGGTAAAGCTTTTTTTAAGTACACCGTGTTATGGTGGACTATGTTTAGAGAAGTACCTGAAGAGTATCGTACAGCTTCAGCTACTTCTTATTCGTGAAGGTGTTCAGTTAATGCTCGATACGACCGAAAATGAAAGTCTCGTTCATAGGGCTCGAAATGTTTCAATCGGACGTTTCATGCAGAAAACGGATGCCGATTTTTTTATGTTTATCGACGCAGATGTAGAATTTGACCCAGCCGCCGTTCTCCGACTTTTACAATCTGGGCATGATATTTCTGTTGCCTGTTACCCCAAAAAGGTTGTGATGTGGGACCAAGCTCGCTCCGCGGTAGAAAGGGGTGATGAGAGGGATATGAGTTTTCTATCTTCCAGTCTCGTCGCTAACATAGGGGCGGCGAAACGTTCAGTCGTCAATGGTTTTGTTGAAGTGTTGGACGGACCCACCGGGTTCATGATGATTTCCAGGTCCGCCCTTGAAAAGATGCACGAACATTACGGACCTACACTCACTTGTAGGAATGATCACCAAAACAGGGACTTTGACGAATATTGTGCCATTTTTGATTGCATGATAGACCCAGAATCTAAACGCTATCTATCTGAAGATTATGCATTCTGTAGACGCTGGCAACAAATGGGTGGAAAGATATACGCAGATGTCAAGACTACCTTAGGGCATGTAGGGAATTTACCCTTTTCAGGATGCTTAAACGATAGGCTTAAGGCTTAGCGTATTAGAATAGTAAATGAAGCTTCGTACGATTGTCGTGACAAGGAGTGGCGCGTGTCATGTGAAGACCTTGCATACTATTCTGAAATGTAACATAAAAAGTATGCAAAATGAGGGAGTTCAACATGAGATTGCTTTTGTAAACGATGATCCGTATGCAAAGTCTGAGTGTATAGAGAATAGTATGAAAACGCATGACCGTATATTCTTCATCGATTTTGGTATACAAGTGGATGATAAGAGTTTGGCGACCGTGTTTGAACCTAATGAAAATATGCATGTACTCGTGTTTCCCGCGGTTAAAGATGGTATTGATTGGAACATGTTCAAAGATAAAGTTGTAAACGGTTCGAGTGAACCTACACGACAGATGGGTATGCATTTCGATACGAATGTATCCTCTTGTATCAGCGAAGACTACTACAACGTGACGTCTACATCCGCTAAAACCTGGCTGATGATGTGTAAACCAACACTCAAGCGCGTGAAATGTCGACGTACAGGTGATGTAAAAATATATCCTAAGTCGGAGAAGATGTTCGATAAGTTCAGAGAAAACGGAGTGAAAATCGTGGCGTATACCGCCGCCAACATCGTTATCACTTATACACACGAGTGTCTCGGGAACATATTGAATTCAGCTGGTATTAAATCCAGTTAAAGATAAAAGTAAAAACTTGTGTATAATGCAACGTCTATCTGTAAAGCGAGACGACCCTCTTTACAAATATGCGATTTCCTTTATGGAACACTCATGGGGAACGACTGGTAAAAATATATTTCCTGGAAGCCAACCCATATCGATTGAGTATCGTCATTTCAATACACTCGCATCTAACCCATACGTTGTCTGTGAAAAGACTGACGGTGTGCGGTTTATGATGCTTGCGTTCATGTATGAAAATAAGAAGCATTGTATCTTCCTGAACCGGGCTATGGAAATGTTTTCATGTCCACTTAATTTTAGAAAGCCTGTGTATGATGGAACTATCATGGAAGGTGAAATGTATGGAGACACGTTTATGATTTATGATATGCTACTCGAATGTGGAAAAGTTGTCGGGAATATGGACTTTTTGTCGAGACTGAAATCCATTGAAAATGTTAAAAAAATGCTCACGAGTTTGAAGTATGATCCAGTAAAATTTAAAATCAAAACCTTTCACCTCATGTCAGATTATAAGACGTTTATGGAAACTTATCTCCCGACGGTGACACAAGATATCGATGGACTTATATTTACACCCATAAACGATACAATTAAAACTGGTACACACGAAACAATGTTTAAATGGAAACCGAGGGATAAAAATACGATTGATTTCCAGCTAAAGAGGGTTGATACTACATGGAAAATGTATGTACAAGAGCGGGGAAAGTTGATTTTCGAATCTGAAATTTATGATCACATGGTTCCACCGTATGCCGTCGAGTGGATGGAAGATGGTGCAATCGTAGAGTGTCAATATATGCACAAGGACACGCCCATGTGGTGGAAACCTATTCTGAGAAGGTACGATAAGACGTTTCCTAACAGTAGGCGTACGTTCTACAGAACGCTCGTCAATATAAAAGAAGATATTTCCATGTCTGATTTCATGAACTGTATATCATGAGGTAATAGCTACCATCGTCCGGTGGTGGTATTTCTTTCACGTGTTCGTCATTGATAAAGTACCAGTTTGTTTTGCGGCGTATATAGCTTACGTAATGACCACCACGCTGATTACCGACATGCATGACGCATGCGACTATTTTGTATTGGTGACCATCTAGTGTCATGTTTTGTATCATTTTTATACGACTTTTAGTGTCAAATGAAATCATGAGGACATGTGGGAGTTTAGAAAAAAGCATTCGCGTTGTAGCTGCGTTATATGTTGTTCCGTTGTTATCTTGAAAATTCTCCAACACGTTCCAATCCGTACTATCTTTGATCATCTTAGACATATCAGGGTCACCCTTATAATTCAATAAATGGATACTGAAATTTTCTTCATTCATTGTTTTGCCCCCTGGCCATATAGTTTCCTGCATTTTTTTGCCGTACAACCACTCCTTCACTATAGGCTGACTACGCTCCAATATATCAATTATACACAACACCGTCTCTTGTACGTCATGTTGTTCATCCGATCTAAAACGTGGGAACTCCTTTTGAAATGCAAAATGAAGACCATCTAGATTAATTGGCGTTTTATCAGCTGTCCAATACTGCTTCAGAAGTGTTTGATAGAGAGTTGTAAACATGCATTTCCCCGTATACGGATCTCGTAGAAAGTGATTCGTTAGTATAGGTACATTGAAAAGACATTGAACAGCGCTATTAAAATAGCACATCGTATCATTATTTATAAATCCACGCATGTATTACACATGAACGCTAACTTTAACCTAAGTCGTTTAAAGAATACAGGTATTATATCATTGAATATGGACGTACGTCATATAACTGACACACTTTTTCCCCTTGTCCAAAAGTATAAGGATGACGAATATACCGAACTCGAGTTCAGACTAGGAAAGTTTAACGGTACTATGTTCGACACGAATGTAGGAAAAGCTGCATTCGATCAAATGATGGTGGGTCTATCTAAGTTCCCTGGCTGGGAAAAGATGGTAGGAACTGAACACGAAGTTTTCTATCGGGATTCTGACGGTGTGCGTATTTCTACAGATCAGGCTACGGGCGATGAAGAGATTATCAAGAAAGAGCGTATCATTAATCATGACTTCAAACACATGTTGAACACTCCATATGATATTCGTTTCAGTGTTTCGAAGGAAGTGCCTATGCCAGAGGATGTTGATCGGGAGATGGATAAGAAAAAAACGAAGCAGCGTTTGTCATATGTACGTAAAAATGTATCTATCGATCTCACTATCATGACTGGTGATAGTCACGATATGGACGCAGAAGAGTCAGTGACGTACCAGGTTGAATTTGAAATCATAGTTCCATCGAGTGTTCAGACGAGGGATGACTTATTTAAAATTATCCACAAAATTAACGATGTTTTTATTATGTTGAATAACACTAGATGATAGCACTACTGTTTTTATTTATACTGTTTATTTTATTACAAAATGCGAGTCAAAATCAAGGAGAAGAGGTCAGTCTTCTAGGATACAAAACTAAATACTTTCATATTTCCGACGGTGCTTCTAAGAAGATGTACGAGAATATGAAAAGTGATGGTCTTTCTATGGATTCACTCAAAATGTTCGTGATGATGGAGGATCGTTTTCTTAAATTAGAGCAAATTTCAGTGTGTTCAGGTCTTTCAATGCGTAATCAGGGTCATGGTTTATCCGATCAGATTAAAGAAGAGTTTGTCGGGTATAACTTTTCCTATCATGTTTCACATCTAAAACAGATGTCTGAACCACATAAGCTTATAAACCGAAATATAACATGTTGAGAATGTATAGTAACGAACGTCTATGCTTACCAGGTGTCATGTCATATACGTTATCAAATATATGAACAATTAACCCTATATCATCCGTTTCACGATTTTCATCAATCCATCTCCGTGCATCCACTGCGTTTATGAAATCATCTGAACATAAATATTCACGTTCTTGTCGACCCATTCCCCATTCCTTGTCCATACATCGCTCTTTCCGAATGTATGAACAAATAATATAGAACGCACTATCCAGCAGGGATGATGTAATATATGCTGATACATTTTCAGGCCCTTCATCCACTCGGGGTGTGCCTCTATCTCGCAGGGAATGAATAAAGGTAAGACGTATGTCGTCCATTTATAATACAACTGCCGAAGTCTTTATAACTGTTCAACCTTAGTACCCTTGGGGAATGTTGTTTTCCTTTTAGGGGGTGATGGTGTGTTGTTTTTGTTCATGACATTTTCAAGGTTCTTGGCAAAGTTGTTATTCAGTGCGTTGAGTTTGTTATTTAATTTCTTTCGTCGTTGCATTTTCCATTCGGAAACGGTTTGGCGTTTGATCGCGTTGACACCCATCTTGAATGGTACACCAGCTTTATTCTTTTTTACGTTCGCCGCGTTTATACGTTTCTTGAGTTCGGCGACGTCTGCGTTGAGTGAAGGCATAACGTTCTTATACGTGTTCAACCATTTCTTACCGTATAATTTTTGTATATCTTTCTTAATTCCCGCGTTAGTCAAACCCCGTGTCTCTAACACCTTACTCTGCACTTTGACCTTTTTATTAGCAGCTTTTGCAGCCTTTTCAACCTTTTTAACGTTTGTCGCCAGGGGTTTGGGAATGTTCAACTTTTTGCAAATAGCATCGACTGTATCGAAGTCTGAAATTGGTACACCCCTTGTTATCGCAATGGGTATGAGTTCCTCTTTTGTATACGCCTTACAGGGTCGGTTCTTAACGGTAAATTTTCCATATACCTTATCCTTTATCTTTGCGCATATCTGAGGTTTGGTCGTTTTCCCGGTGATGTCGACTATTCCTATCTTTTCCGCGACCGCGACAAGCTTTGGGCGAGGTACAGTCGCACACTTCTTCTTACCTACACGTATACCATTTTTACCGTTTTTAGAATTTGATTTATTGAAATAACTAATAGCGTTACCAGTGGTATTTAACTGTTTATTTTTAACTACACGCACCTTCTTGGCAACTGGTTTAAAGTTGACATTCTTAAAGTTACCTATCAACCCCATGACGTTCAATTCCTTTACGAGATCTACACCGATGTTATAAGCATTATTTAAGTCTCTCGTTGTTTTGGCGCCCATGATTTGTATCTTACCCGATCGGAATAATTGAAACCCTTGGTTTTTATGTACCATTTTTAAAGATGGGCGTAATTCCGGTTCATACGAAGCATTTCTAGATCTAGAAAACGCCGTAGCTATACCAGCCAAATTTAGAAAACCGTTTGCTTGGAATGTTCCAACTAACACGACATACTTAATAGGATTGTACAGAAACTTAGCGTTAGGTATGTACGTGTCCACTATATATTTCCGTATCATCTCTGGGTGTCGGATGTTGTTGTTTAGAATTCCACCGGAAACCTGCATCTTTCCGTTTTTGTAGACTTTAACCATGAACTTACTTTCCAGACCATTTTCGAATATACGTCCGTTAATTTCCGCAAGGAAATGGGCATGCTTCTTCACATTATTAGCATTAGGTTTAACTGTAAACGTGTGTTTCGCGCCTATAGCCATTCGCCCATAACGCAATATGATGCTATTGACTTCTACACCCAATGTAGATCCGGGTGATATAGGTTTCCGTTTGTGTGGTTTTTTATACAGGATTGGATTTACATCAACCGAGTAATTGCCATTTTTCGCGTCCTGGTTTACCATTCCATTGAAAATCGATAGTTGTAGAGGTGATATCTTCAATTGTGTAAAATTCGTGCTACGGAATTTATCACCCGTGATCGCACCGATCCGAGACGATACTTTGTTTATTGGTAACTGCATAGCATTCTTCATCAACGCCCCACGTTCCTGATTAGTGAGGTAAGGGGCTCGTCGTATCATGTTCTGAGACGTGAGAGGGGTGTTCGAATTCGAGTTTGAATTCGAATTTTCGAATTCGTTAAATAAACCCATATATTACACGGACATTTTAATCAGTACCTACCGACATTACAGGTTTAGCGGACATGTCTACAATATCGAGACCCATAATAAACTCAGTTCCATTCTGTTCCATGACTGGGAATGTATCGTCACAGCTCTGATATTTTGTAGGTTCTGCGATGCGTACAACCTTGATGTCCCTAGATCCAAATGGTCCCGCCCAGATATCCTGATTAAGTGTTTTGTGCATGACACCATGGAATTCGGAATATTTTTTCTTGAAAAACTTGAGTGGACACTTTTTATCGGGTTTAAACTCGATGCATGGTTCCGATAAGAACGATTCGAGGGGACTGCAAGCCGTAGCGAGTTGGCGCTGAACATCTACAAAGTACTTGGGTACGATGTTCCAGATGTCTTTCTCAGGCCACTTTTGCGCAAACTCCAAATACGCGCGTACGCACTTCTGTAAAATGCATGGAAGTTCGCATTCGAGTTTCCCGTCGAGGGTGGGGTCTGCTTCGCGAACCTGTTTTGTAAAATCGGCAGTCAGTACACGTCTCAGGATACTGCCAGAATTATCGCGCCAATTCGGGACTTCATTACCTCCGAGAATACCGGGTACCGTCCACTCAAATGATTTAGCCTTCTCGTGTTTGACCGCAATAGATACATCCTCGCCGCTCACAATCGACTGGAACTCAGCCTGCTCAAGTGCCAGGTCACCCTTAATCTCTGGTGCAATGAACATAAATCCGTCCATGATAGCCGACAATCCAAACTTCCGTTCTACATTATTCGATAAGGTCTTAACATCCTCCGTGCAATAGAACTTCCTGAACACCTTCGTGATGAGTGTAGACTTACCCGAGCGTGCAACACCCTTCAGGAAAGGAATGCATTGCCACTTGTCAATCTCGTTAACATCGAAGCACAGTCTACCACCCATAGCAAAAATCCATTCGGATACATCCTTATCGAACTTTTGGTAGTTCAAAACGGAATCGAAAAAAGGTGTCGGGATGTCACGCCAGTTAATCTCGGAATAGTCTGTGAAATCCTGGTCAAAATACTTAGAACTTACGATCGTCTGGTCCAAATTTTTGAACTCATTTGATTCGTATGTATAGAAACTCGCACGCCAGTATGGGTTGAGAATGTCTGATTTCTCACTATCAAATTCTTTACCGATGAAAATACCATTCTTAAACGACCACACATGACGGTTCTTTTGAATTTCGGGGAATTGCATATCTTTTATGTTTTCTAAGTGACGAATGAGATCGTTATGACCGGGTGCGCGTGCAGTGAGGTTCTTCCATAGATCAAATTGAACTTCTTTCTTAGCAACACCGTATACGTAGTCCTTGATCGTTTCGACCGGTTTCCAAGCTCGAGTTCCTGCACCGTCAGGTGTCTTAATCTGAACACAACACTGCCCCTTGTATCTTCTAATCTGTCGCCGGTAGAGATCCTTGAGTGTCTGCAGGACGCCCTGTTGAAATGGGTTAAGTTCGTCTATATTGTTGATAGTGGAGATCCTGAAAATAGAGGGGTCGGTTTCTGGGTTAATTGGAACATACGTAGGATTGTTCATACGTTCACTTATGCGAGCGTGTCGAAATACAATCTGCCATGCATCGTCTACTTGATCCAGGAGACGGTTGACGCGAACGGATATCTTCATATCGTTATCATCTTCAATATCCATCATGTTAAGAGTGTCTGCTCTATGGTAAAGTTCACATAGACGTTCGTTCATACGCTTAACTTTGGATTCGACACGTGATATATCGATAGATACGGGTAAACCATCTTCTGTTAGTTCATCTTTCGTAAAAAAGTTTTCGTAGCCGATACGATAGGATAAGTATATGTCGTCGCGATCGTTAATTTTCCACATGTCTTCCAGCTGGACGAGAAATTTCATGACATCGTCATGGGAAAAAGTTTGAATTTGGTTGGTCCACATTGCACTGGCGGCGTCATCCCGGTTAGATGTTTCATCGATGAAATGTGTAGCTACCTCTGTCATTTCCTAAATATAGATTTCTTTTTTTAAGCAGTGTTATTCTTCTGGAGGGACGATAAAATTTTGACAAGAATCTTATTCTGAATTTCCATCTGACGACCCATATTTACGAGGGCGGTGCAAACTGTATCACCATCCTGTGTTGTCAGGACAGAACCGAGCATGGCTTCCATGGGACCCATCATGTCATCCTCGTCCTCGTATTGTGTGAGATCTACCTGGTCAATATCACCAGGCTGAGATTCATCTTCATACTCGGATTCTGTTTCGATACTGGGTTCGGCTTCGATTTCGGAAGGTGTGTGTTGGGACATTTATGTAAGATGAGGAAAAATGATGCCGTGTTTTTCGCGGCTCAAAAAAAATGTTGGTGTATAGTACAACAACTCACAATGGCCGGTGGTCTTATGCAACTCGTAGCTTATGGTGCCCAGGATGTCTACCTGACCGGCAACCCCGCTGTCACTTTCTTCCAGGCTGTGTACAAGCGCCACACCAACTTCGCGATGGAGAACATCGAGCAGACCGTCAACGGTACTGCCTCCAACTCCGGTCGCGTGTCTGTCACCGTTGCGCGCAACGGTGACCTCGTCAACGACATGTACATCGAGCTCAAGGCCAAGTCTGGTCTCGAGACTGGTACCGGTACGGCGAACGCTGATGCCTGCTGGGCCGCCGAGCGTGCCGTCAAGGATGTTGAGCTTTCCATCGGTGGTCAGCGCATCGACAAGCACTACCAGAAGTGGTGGCGTCTGTACTCCGAGCTTTACCTCGACGAGTCCAAGAAGGCTTCGTGGGGTAAGATGACCACTGCGGTCGATTCTCAGGTGTTCCTCCCCCTGATTTTCTTCTTCAACCGCAACCCCGGTCTCGCGCTCCCCCTCATCGCTCTTCAGTACCACGAGGTCCGTCTCGACTTCGACCTCACTGATCAGTTCTCCACTCACACTGATGGCTCCACTTTCAAGGTGTGGGCTAACTACATCTACCTTGACACCGAGGAGCGTCGCCGCTTCGCCCAGAAGGGTCACGAGTACCTGATCGAGCAGGTCCAGCACACTGGTGTTGACTCTGTTACCGCCGCGGGTGGTACCAAGCAGGTCCGCCTCTCGTACAACCACCCCGTCAAGGAGCTCGTATGGTGCCTCTCTGAGAACAATGACCAGCAGGGTCTCTGGAACTTCACCACCAAGGCTGACGACGCTGAGATCGTCCTCGAGTCTGACCCCAACGCGATCGCGGCGTCTAACGCGTTCATCTCCACTTCCGCTTCCGGTGCTCCCCTGCTTAAGGTCGGCACTGACGGTGGTTCGGCGAAGTTCACTGAGGAGGCTGTCGGTACCGTTGACACCATGAAGCTCGTACTCAACGGCCAGGACCGCTTCAAGGAGCAGTCTGGTAAGTACTTCAACCAGGTCCAGGCGTACAACCACCACTCCGGCTCCCCCTACGCCGGTGTGTACTCGTACTCTTTCGCGCTCAAGCCCGAGGAGCACCAGCCTACCGGTACATGCAACTTCTCGCGCATCGATAACGCGCAGGTTGCGATCAAGACCACCGCTGGTAACGACAACGCGACCAACCTCAACATGTTCGCGGTCAACTACAACGTCCTCCGCATCCAATCGGGTATGGGCGGTCTCGCGTTCTCCAACTAAGCATTTAGTCTTAGTTTTCTAAAAAATATTTGTATTTCAATTTTAAAATGCACATCCATGCTATTTAAAACTGAATTTGTTATTTGTTAATTTGTTTATTCAAAACTGACTGAGCAGTCAAACGAGTTACACCGTCCTCGTCCAATCATATCGTACACGACCTCCCCATCGACGATCTCCTCTTCGATGAGTAATTCCTTGAGTTCCTCGAGTGTATCCTTATTCTCTACCAACATCTGGAGTGCGTACCTGTAACATTGGGTTACAATATTATCTATTTCATTATCCACCTTAAGAGCGGCTGACGGGGAAAGGTTACGATAATCGTAATTGTTCTTACCGAACCCGTACGTCGTCACCATTTCACGGGCAATCTGGTACACCATCGCGTAATCGGAACTCGCGCCAGTCGTGACACGGTTAGCACCGTAGATAACCTCTTCGGCTGCACGACCACCTAGGGCGACTAGGATCTGAGCGAGTAGATACTCTTTCGTGTAAAAGGGTGAGTCTGCGTTATCCTCCGAAGGTTGGAAGAATGTCACACCACCCGCAGCCCCACGGGGCATAATAGATACCTTGCGAACTGTATCGTAATCCGGTACGAGAACGCCGATGATAGCGTGTCCAGCTTCATGATAAGCCACGAGCTCCTTCTTGCGCATGGAATATTTAACATCACCTTTAGCACCTACGACAATACGCTGATAAACGTTCTCAGTGATATCATTCGTGATGATACCGTCACCTTCCTTGACGGCGCGGATAGCGCACTCGTTGAGGAAATTAGCTAGATCCGCACCGGAGAAACCGGTTGTCTGTTTCGCGATGTTCTTGAGACGGACATCTGATGCGAACTTCTTACCTCGTGCGTGAACTCCCAAAATCTTGAGGCGACCCTTAACACTCGGAAGAGAAACCTGGATTTTACGATCGAAACGACCCGGGCGAAGTAGTGCGTCATCGAGAATATCTACACGGTTCGTGGCAGCAATGACAACAATACCAGTCTCATTATCGAAACCATCCATCTCTGTGAGAAGTTGATTGATAGTTTGTTCACGCTCATCATTCCCAGGTGTAGTAGTACCACCACGCTTCTTACCTACAGCATCAATCTCATCGATGAAAATGATACATGGTTGATTTTCACGAGCCTGTTGAAACAGTTCGCGTACACGCTTAGCACCTACACCCACGAACATCTCAATAAAACTCGCCGCAGAACATTGAACAAATGGGACGTTAGATTCACCTGCGATAGCACGCGCCAGTAGTGTCTTACCCGTACCAGGGTCCCCGGCGAGCAACGCACCACGCGGAATTCGAGCACCACTCCCGTAATACTTATCAGGGTTTTTGAGAAAGTCGACAATCTCCTCGAGTTCATCCTTCGCGGAATCGATACCCTCAACATCCTTGAAACGTGTCGTCACTTCATTTTCCATGTTGAAGTCCGCAGATTTCATAAAGGGGTTTGGCATTCCCATTCCACCTTCACTTCTCGATGCGAATAATGTACGCGCGAGAGTAAACGCATACGCGACAAAAAAGAACATGACAAGGTTCTCTGTAAGAGACATAGGTTGTGTGTTATCCACTATGACTTCAGCACCACTCTCCATGAGTGTATTCCATAGTTGTTCGGTCTGGACGATTTGTACGTCACCGTAATCCCCGTTCTCTTCCTGGAACACGGCAATGTTCTTATTAGGACGAACGACTACAGCGGGGAGTTCCTTCTTTTTCAGACCCTGAATGAACTGTGTATAGGAACGTGGACTATACTCTACCGTGCGCTCCTTTGTGTCAACTTTAACACTCGGGGCTTTGAAGATGTTTTTCGTCAAACTATTCATTCCGCTACGTTTTACATGATCATATGTTTTAAGTGGTTTAACCATCTTCGAGATTCCGAACGATGTTATATTTGGAAGTGTAGTTTAAATACATACACAATACCGCAACGCCCAATTGATATACGGATGTACCCCACATATCAATTACCGCAAGTGGAACAAATGCCATGATAGATAGAGTTCCATGAACCACTATATGATACGTAGCAATTGTCCACCCTGTAACTACCATCACGAAAGTCGTGAACATGAAACAGGCGTTAACTATATCTATAAATCTAAAAAACCACGTTAACATGAATATACTTATGTAAAAAAACATACATACCACAGCCTTTCCCTTCTCACAAAATGAAATGGATGTAATATGAATTCTCATTCGTGTAGCAGGTGGTTGCGGGGGTGGAATATCCGGGTTAAATGCTATCGCGATGGAACCATCCGGTTTTTCAACTACCAAGTGTCTGGTTCCATCCATAGTCTTTTAAAAACGATTAATCTTTAGATTGCTACTCTTTTAAAATGGTATTTGGTTAACATAACCTAAGTCGAACTAGAATTTTTGTTTTCTAAACTAAAATGCCGAACTTTTCACGTACCCAACTGATTACTACCCTGACTATGATGATGCGCACTGTAGAAAATAACCTTGATGCGGAACTTAATAGAAATATGGCAATCGCCATGTTTGAGGTTACACTCAATTATTACAATCTTTTCACACATGGGAAAGGTGATAAAAGATTTATTCAGGTCTGTTATGATAAAGCAAAGGGGGCTAAAAATGATCACAGATTTAGAAAGTATGTTCATAAATTTGAGGAACTTACTAAAGAGCCATCTCTGCGCCGTTCGAAGCGATTAGCAAATAAGCGTACTTAAATATAAACCTCTCATTCTAGATAATGTTCAAGAAAGTGTTTGAACTTTTTGTTAAAGTGGATAAACCGAAGCTAGGGCGCTGGTCTCTAAAATCTTGTAATGAAATTTCAACATCCATCAATTCTATTTATCAAAACCGGGATCATTGTGGTGATACGATATGTAAAACACCTAAGAAGGCTTCAGAGTATAAGGATAAACCGCGATAAGTAACCATGTATGAAATTTACACTGACGGAAGTTGTCTCGGGAATCCTGGATGTGGTGGTTGGGGTGTTGTCAGTGATAACTTTAAACTCACTGCTGGACAGAATGATACCACAAATAACCAGATGGAGATGACCGCGATTTTGAAGGCTCTTGAAGAGTGTCTTCGTCGAAATATTCAAGAAGTGCGTATTTACACGGATAGTAATTATGTCAAACAAGGAATCATGGTATGGATAGTGAATTGGAAGAGAAATGGGTGGAAAACTGCCACGGGAACTGCTGTAAAGAATAAGGAATTATGGGTCAAAATTGATGAAGCTCGTAAAAAGTTGAAAGTAGTTGAATGGCGATGGGTTAAGGCGCATAACGGAAATCCTAAAAACGAAGAAGTTGATAAATTGGCGAGACTATCAGCAGAGACCATCAAGAAAAATATCGCGTCACAGTAGGATGGGTGAAAAAGATCTTAGCCCCGAACAATGTGAATGGTGTGAAAAACAAGAAAAGTTACTTATAAAATGGGCGGAGAAAGCGGCAGGATACCGCTGGTTACATAATCATGCGCGTCTATTTTATAAGAAACAAAACGACTGGCTAGCTTATCCCAGTATAATCATAGCTAGTATAACTGGTGTAGGTGGATTTGCGGTTCTGAATCCAAGTGGGAGTGACGATGTATCTACGAATACAAAAAATAACATCATGATCATCCAGTATTTTTTTGCGTTTTTGAATGTGCTCGGTGGGATTTTGTCATCCATAAGTAAGTTTAGTCAAAGTCTACCTCTTTCAGAATCGCATTCAGCCATGTGTATACAATGGTCTAAATTTTACAGGAGTATTGATATGGAACTTTCATTAGATGTTAAACATCGTGATGACGTTGTAGATTTTATCATGAAGTCACGCGAGGAATATGATAAGTTACTAGATGATTCACCTGATATACCAGCTATCAGTATTCAAGCTTTTTTGATACAGTTTCCAGATAAGGAGAATAAACCTGACGTGTGTAACGGTCTTTCTATAGTCGTAAGTGATGACGCTGCATCAGTTACAGGTTCTGGGCGTGCGGTCAATCGATGGTTGAGTGCTTTTAACACTGTAAGGAGGAAAAGTAGAGATGAGGGTACACTCTCACCCATAGATAATGTTTAATAACCACCCTTCAATACATCTGTCGTGAGATGTGGATATTGTCTCGAAAAATACTGTTTATTACCCCAATCATGATGACCTATAGTACTTGGACCAGTTCTATCGATTTTCATATACGCTCGCAAATCTTTATAAAATACCCGAGCACCCTGTGCTATGATATCTTCATGCTTTAAGTCTACGTGATTATCTATAGGGAAAAAGTATTTGTGATATTTCTTCATGTTTTCTACATTGATGAGGTAACACTTCATACTCGTGATCCATTTAACACTTTCTAGTCCTTTCTCATTACCGTCAGGTAATCTAGATAAACAATGGAAAAAACAAATCTCGAAATTATCTCCCATGGTATCGATAACATTCTGTATCTGTTTATACAGTTCCGGATTTTTAACGATTACGTTATCTTCGAACATGACAGCATATTTCAACCCTTGTTTGAAACACCTATCGTAAAATTTCATGTGACCCATGTAACATCCTATAGCTCCCATGTTTATAAATGTGATGTCACGGCGTTTATGTGAACGATCGTAATGCATTTTAAGAGCTTCCCTGTAATGTTCGGGTTTAACGAGATGTTTAAATTTTTCTACGTTCTCGATTTTTTTAGTGTCCTCTCCGTATATAATTTCAATCGGTACACTTTCGTCGTGATGCTTCATAAACGTATCCTGTCGTTTCTTTGAAGATGGCAGTGTTAACAAAAAGCATTTATAGTCCAATCCGTCACCGCGATCACCGTTTAACCTTAATGATAATACATACAGGATGGCACACGCCAATGTAAATGTGATGACCATTTTTAATATACATGTATAATAAAAATGATCGTACCCGTCAGCGTAATTTTCATTACTCTCATGTACGGGTTGTTGTATAGTATGATGAAACCAGAAGAGTTTGGCTTCACAGAACTCATCGACCCGTTCTACTTTTCGTTTACGACCATGTCTAGTGTTGGGTATGGCGATTTCAGTCCTAAGACCTTCAGGGCGAAACTCGTCGCGATGTCCCAACAAACACTTCTATTAATTGAGATTGCGTCTCTGGTAGGTTTACTCATCACGGCGAATAAGAATGTTATGATTTAAAAGAATGGCACGCTTTGTATAAAATGAACATAGTATACCGTCTAAAAAGACTACCATGGCAGTCACTAAGTCGCCGGCATTATGCGGTTAAATTAAACGAAGAATTACTTCTACCCGAAAGCGAGCGTATGCATAGAGATGAAATGTGGCAGGTAATCGGGGATCTACACCCAGAGCGTAACAGGGGGTTTCGTATCGAACTTGAAGTACACCATGAACAGAAAAAAATCGATTTATTTACCGAATCAATGTCGAATTATGAAAAACATATAATTTACGCGAAACATAAGAATAGATTGAGAAACGCATTCCCAGAATATGTATTTGTCGAACGTCATGTATAACAAATTTGTGTCATGCTAATAAGACCACTCAACAACGTGTGATGTTTCTCACTTGAAACTGTATTCACATTATCGAATATGTGCATGATGAGATCGTTATCATCCTTAGCCTCTTCATCATGGATCTTCTCTTCAGTGCGTAAATAGTCGGCTATAACGTAAATAATTGCATCCAAAAGTTCTTCGGATGCCATCTCAAGCCACGAATTTTTCACTGTACCCCACGTCACGGTGTCATCCATGATACGAACCCCATGACCATACTTCATTTTCCCCATCTTCATACGATCGATAACCGCTTCACGAACACGCATATAGATATATCAGACGCGAATACTTTAAATCACATATCCATTTCCTTTTCCCAGTCTGTAATTTCCAGTGTCTTTGAGGGTGGTACCACAAGTGTTCCCCGATTAACCACACGACATTTATAGTTCCCGACGTTACATGCGTGATTTAATTCATATTTAGATACGAATTGAATGAATGGATTGAAATCTGTATCGGCTTCTAGTAATGTTTTGTATCTGAAAGCTTCATCAAACGTATGAAACGCGACGATGTGATTTACTTCAACGCCATTTTTGTGACGCTCGGCGATGGAATAAATCCCTTCTACTCCGTTCTTTTCAAACGCGAGAATATGAAATGGCTTATTCGTCTTGATTTCGCTGATAGATCTACTATTTTTATCACTCAGGCTGTGCATACTCGTATAAGCGTTTTTACTCGCCCCACACCTGGTCCTGAACCGACGAGGTGTGGGGTTGTGATACACGTTTTGAGGTTGGGCAAACATTTTTAGATTTTTCGATGTACATGTTTACTTAGGCCGAATTAACCCATTTTTGCATCTTACCGACGCTCCACACGAGACTGATGATCGCCGTAGCGTTTTTAATAGTCTCGTCTAGAGAGTTCATATTTGTTTAGTTTATACTACCTGAGAATTTACTTAAGTCCCAATTCCTTCCATATATTCGCACGGTTATTTATCAATTTTCTAGAAGCACTCGACTATTATTTTTTTCAATTAATGTATTCATAGCTACCGTCTTCGTATGCGTTATATAGTTCATTCCAACTCAATACAGTGTTTTCATATTCCGAACACCACGGATATAACACACCATCACTCCCCCCAAAATGAATAGCCGCAATTCCGTTGTTTTGACACGATTCGCATATTCCGTAATTGTCGTCGATGATCGTATCAAGCTTTAGGCTATTGCAAATATCAGACTTCGGAACTTCCATGTCCGTGTAACTGTTCGTTAAAATGACATCATCAAAAATCCCTGGGAAATGAAATTGTAACCAGTCTTCAGTTTTCTGTCTCACACAATCTTGACGTCCCGTGACTGCGTAAATTTTACTTATACCCGGGCGTAGTAGACGGAGCATAGGCTGCGACCCGATAGTTGGCTGTAGCAGCATAAATTCTTCAGTTTTGTAAAATTCTCTCACCATTTTTTGTGACTGTTTTTCGGTTATGTTGAACATGTCACGATATACATAGGCATACCTATTACTCGACGGCATATTCAACTTAGCCCATTTAGCCATCGGACGTACTAGCGGTACCAAAACTTCATCGATATCAACTGCAATACGGTTCATTAATACATATAGAAATAATATGTCTAAGTATCTTAACGAATGTATGACAAGTCTGAATGTCAAACAGGTATTGTCCATATAGGGTACGGAAATTTCCACAGGGCGCATCAGGCGATGTACATTGATGAATATATGAGAAAAACGGGTGATCTTAGATGGGGGATCGTCGCAGTTAATCTCAGGAATGAAGGATTTCGTGAAATAGACGACTATATAGTTAAGACACCTACACGGTATAAAAAGGTCCGGTCGCATCTCGATTATATCGATTGGACTAAGAATAGGACGGTCGCGAAACATATGCTCACACTTCCGAGTGTTCATCTCATCACAATCACGGTGACGGAAAGTGGTTACGCACCTGGATCTCCACTCTTTGAATATCTCGCGTGCGGGCTTCGAAACAGGACAAACCCCATAACCATATTATGCTGTGATAACATTCGTCAAAATGGAGTGGTACTCGAAACACAATTTTTGGCGTATCTATACCAAACGAATCAATATGATATTGCAGACTGGGTGAAAGCTAATGTAAAGTTTCCATCGTGTATGGTAGATCGTATCACCCCCCGTACGACGGATACACTTCGCCGCGAGATTGAAGAAAATTTTCCTGGATTCGGTGCGACGGCTGTACAGACGGAAGAGTACACACAGTGGGTTATCGAAGATAATTTCGCATCGGAATTCCCGGACTTATCGGATGTCGGAGTGGTTATCACAAAAGATATAGAACCGTATGAAGAGGCTAAGATTAGGATTTTAAACGGCGGACATACGACCCTGGCGTATATGGGTGTTTTATCCGGATACCGTACGTTTGATCAGGTCATGAACGACCCGGCACATCGTGTCCACTTTAGAAAATTACAGTTGGAAGAGATTGCCCCATCTATTGATACGGATATTCCGTTTGATATATACGAATATATCGATATGGTCGAAGAACGAATTTCTAGCAAGATAAACGTGGACGATCTTGACAGGATATGCATGGATGGCTTTACCAAATTTCACACATTCGTAGTTCCTTCTCTTAGAAAATGTCTTGAACAGGGTAAGAAACCTATCCACATATACAAAAGTATTGCCGCATGGTACATTTATTCGAGGAAATTTGCGAGAGGGTGTACACGAATAAAATATAATGAACCAAATTGGGTACTCCTAGAACCTCTTTTAAAAGATGGCGCGGTAGAGGCGTTTGTTATGTCCGAGAGATTGTGGGGGGATATACCAAAAACATACATTACATTTACTCGAGACCTAAAATCTATACTACTTTCACAAACATATGAACGTGAACTTGACTTACTTGTAGACGATTAACAGAAATGAGCACGCAACTGGTCAACTCTTTGTACCGCGTCGCTTTGTTTCACTTGAACTTCTTCTTCGTCTTCATCCTCTTCACATGCCTGACAGTGTGCGTCAAACATGTGACAAGTGTGTTCACCATTTTCAACCATCTCACGAACATCTGGGTCATTCATGATATCATCGTCATCATCTTCTTCAGTCTCTTCAATCGGTACGAGGGTTTTGGGTTTCTGAAGTTTTTTGAGTTCTTTCACGCGTTTTTTGAGTCTTCGGATCTCATCATCGAAATCCTTCTCAGTCCAGCCATCAAACTCATTCGACATCTCAACGAAAATACCGGTGGGGAGTGGGTGTTCCATTATTAGTTGAAAATTATACTATTTTGAGTTGACTTAGGTTCATCTGAACCAATATCCATTCGCAGGTGATGATGAGGGTACGTCGGCGACACTATTAGTTCTAGAAAGGGCTGGTCGAGGAATGATCGAGTAAAGTTTCTTTAACTCGTTGCAGAGGGCTATGTAGACGTTCTCAGGGATTTTATCAGATATACTGTCTATGATTTGTATTACATTTTGAAGTACATTCATTATTATAGTACACGGCTAGATTATTTAACGGCGTAGTTCGACCCGTGCCTCCTACCCGTTGCTCACCATTTCCCCCTCATCATTCGCCCAAAAATCATGATTCTCCATGTCCCAACTATCGCGAGCAAAGACAGGGGCATCAAGTTCCCTCAACTTGTTTTCCTGTTCCCTTGCCGCCATCTCCCACTTTTGCAACAATTCTTCATGCTTACGAACATTCACCTCCACATCACGACACATTTGATGAAGACCCTCGTTGTACTTATGTTTGTAGTCATCATAAATCTTCTTCTCGAATGCGGGAAGCTTTTGAAGTGTTTTGAGTGAAAGTTCATCATAGCAGACGAGCGCATTTGCCTCGGTTCCAATTTCCACCACAATTGCCCGAAGACCGTTTTCCACCAGATTTTCCCAGGTCCAGCCACCAAGCGCGATGGCGGTGGTGGATATATGACCAACGAGTTCCCCAGCTTCACCACGGGGAGCCCATTGGACGTTCTTTTCACACCACTGCTTGATAGCCTCAGCCTTCCGACCCGCGGTCATACGCTTGATAAACGTGACGTTCGCAATTTTTTGTTCCCATCTCTCAAGCTCACCCCACTCCCGATGCATACTCTTCACATAACCCAGAAGACGATTTCTGATGAGTTCAATCGCGACCTCTCGGTGTGCTTCCCCTGCATTCACCGGTGAACGCACCTCGTAATCACTGTCCGAGTCATCATCACTATCAAGTTCAGAATCGTCGTCGCTGTAGTAGAACGTGTCTTCATGGAATGGTTTGTTTCCGTTCATATGATCATGAACGCGTTTCATTTTATCGGCCATGTCCAGATAGATGCCATCGGGGATCTTACTGGAGATGTCGTCAAGGCAAGCCATGAGGCTTTGAAGGTCTTCCATGTTGAATGTTTACATGAAAATTACAATATTTTGATTCTACTTAAGTGAATTTTAACTTCTTCACCCTAAAACGCACATTTCCATTCGATGGAGGAAGTTGAATCATACCATTTCGCATAGGTAAACGCTTACCGTTCTTGTCGGTCGTTTCCATAATATAGGGAAAATTCTCTTCAAAATATTCCCATTTAGCCGTTTTACGATTCGACACAGGAACATACTTATGAATCACTCTCCAGATAAACTTTTTAATATATTCGAGACGTTCGCGTGGGTCTTTAGGACCGGGTCTGAGAATACCGAGGTCGGTCATCATAGCGACAAACGATTCCATGTAACAGAAATGATGCTGGGAAAGTTCGTCGTATTGTGAAATAACAAATGCCTCCTCCAACTTCTTTTGAGAGAGACCCGTCGAATTCTTATTCTTGAAATTGGTAAACGACTGTGACACAAAACCACCCGTAGGTTGCGGGTAGCATCCGTAAATCGTCCCCATAGTAATTTTGTACCTACGGCCAAGTAGTGAACGAAGTGGATCCTCGAAATCTGTCTCCATATCTGTCATCGAATCATAGATTATAGCCATCTTAGTGTCATGATCGACTTTAGCCATACCATAGTGTCCTGAACCATCTGGATAAGAATGTTCCATCAAAATATACTCGATACCAGTGGCTCCATTAAACGGTGTGCGCTTTCGTTCCATCGCAGTGGTCTCACGAAATGAAAATTTGAAATCTTTGCCCGATTCCTTTTTAATATCCTCTCCAAACCTTACAAAGAAATTCTTCTTGAGAAGGTAACTCTTTGCAATCTCTGAAGCATCCTCTATAGCCATGAGGTTACGAGCCTTTGCATTTGTAGTCATTCTCGATTCGATGTAATCGTTCTTGTCAATTTCGGCGGTTTCGCGCTTGATTTTAAGAAGTTTATTTCTGAGTGAAACATTTCTGATTAACTTGATTGGGGTGAGAGACATGTTTTATTATGATATTATATTTTCTAAGCTTGACTTAGGTATGGAACATGTACGAAAAATTATGGAAATAATGGACGATGAAATGTTCCCGACAAAAAGGGAGTGGGCATATATCAAAATATGTAACGAACTTAAACAAATTCATATTGAACTACAACACTTTTCGAAGCTAGCAGCAATGCACGCACCGGCTACATTAGACCCATCAGCATATGTCTATATGCGCACTACAGCTAGAATAGATCCTTCAGCGCCACCCGTATAAATTTACTCATAATCCCTGACTACCACACCAACAGGGAAACGTGGGACACCGAGAGTGGTCAGGTTTTGGAAACGCACAGTGAGCATCTTCCCCATAAACTTCTCGCGGTTTTTGTAGTTCTCTTCTCTCTGAACGATAGTGCCCTCAGGCTTGACTGTGAATTTTCGGTTATCTTGGGTTTTACAGACCCATACAACTGCGTCGGCGTCACGACCATGACCCGTCCTGGCACCAACAATCTCGTATTCCTCCGTTTGGAAATCCTTAAACTTGAGAAGGTAATTGCTTCGCTGACCCACTTCATACACACTATCCTTATCACGGATCATGGTACCCTCGTGACCCTCCTCGACATGCTGCTTATGAATGGAAGATACATGGTCATGCAACATGACGAGTGTAGTCTTCACGTATTCGTAATGGGGGTTCTTGAGAGACTTAACCCTTTCCCATCGTTCCTCGAATGTCATGTTAAGCTGGTTGAGATCAAAGTAGTCAAAGACGTGAAACTTGAGCTTCAAAGGGTCTGTTTTGAAAATACTTGTAAGTTCTTCGAAGTCAAGTTTGGGGTCAAATGCTTCACCGTCGACATATTGACCCTCCTCGAGACCCCTGCCAAGAATTTCAGTACCGGGTACAATCTTACCGGTCCTCGAGATACCCCCATCCTTTGATACCAAAAGACGGACACCGTCCAATTTGGGTTGAACGTAAAAGGGTTGACTGATGTACTTTTTACGACTTTCCCACTTATTGGCGAGCATGGGTAGGATTGTAGTAGCCTTAGTGTTCAAATTTTTCCACACCGTATTCGCACGTTTCACAGCACTTTCATAACCGAGGGGGACTTCTGTCACAGATGTAGCTTCTTTGCCTCCAACCTGACCAGATGCCTTAACAATGCACCAGCAACCGTTCCGCTCTTCTACCCTAATGTCGATGTAGCGCTTCTTGCCGTTTTTGTCGGTGGTAAAAATTGTGTTCATAATGTAGTAGGATGATACCCGTTGTAAATTATGAAAGAATGGAGCGACTTAAGCCTCCTCCGTTAACGAACATTCCCATGAATTTGAATACGATTAGCGTTGGATTTATCATATTGGGTGTACTCGTTTTGTACAGGCGATATATCATCACTAGGAATGCCCGTGAACGATCCCGTACTTGATACATTCATCGTATCCGAGATATATGTCACGCTTCATAAATTGAGACATCTTTTCTTTGGGGATTGAGGTTTCATTCTCGTATAGATTCTTAATGACCGACATAATTTTTTTACACGTTTTCATTTCATCTTTCAATTCAGTATATTTACCGAAGAACCCGGATGACAGTTGATGAATGAGAACGAATGAATACTTTCCCATCAGACGCTCACTTCCACCGAGCAGCATAAAAGTCGCAGCGCTACAACATGTACCCTCTGCGATCGTGACGACATTCACGCGTGACGATTTTAGAGCATCCATCATACTCAATCCCGAAAAAACGTCACCACCATCACTGTGTATATGAACCCTGATCGTGGGTGTATACCCCGGTAGTTCGATAGCCTTTTTCAATAAGTTTACTTCGAGCTTCTTAAACTCGTCTAGGAAGTCGAGTGCGTTCTCTCTATCGACTTCACCATAATAGTATATGTCACACCCATTCACACGTACAACCTCGTGATCCTCAGTGTCTGAATCGGTGTCGACACTACTCATTTAACAAACTACGAAGTTTCTTTTTAACTTTTGTAACATCGGTTGGTTTTAATTTGTTACCAACTGCAAGATGATTCATCACATCAAAATCAAGTGGTTCGAGTTTATATTCTATTAAAGGGTTTAGATCCCCCGCAATTGCATATTGTCTAATTAAACTTAGTTCGTCGTGCCCCAATTTAGTAGGTTGTCTCGATTGAATGGCGCGAAGTTTATTTTGTCGCATTTTAAAATTACCATATTTGGTCCATAAACTCCCTGGTTGTATTTTAGTTGGATCGATTGGTTCACCCATATTCAATTTAGGAACTGCCATTCCAGAAGCGATATAAAATGGCATGCAATTCCAGTCACCTTTATACATCTGTGTGTCGTATATATCCGATTCTGATAAAGAATCAATTATAGTACACACGTTAGCATTTTTTGAAAGTAGATAATTCCCGTGTATGACATCACATACATGACCATGTTCGTGTACCGTCTGAGATGTATCGAACCCACCCTTATGACATAATATATCAGTGACGATATCTTTCGACGTTTTGAAAATATCCTTCACGTGAGAAAAATTTAGATAGTCGAAAAAGTTTCGTATGTTCCCGTTGCATTCAGATGCAGCGTAACTGGCATTTGGGTGATCACATGCCAGGGAACATATTGCATCTGGTGTTCTTCTAGGTACGATTATCAGTTTGAAATTGGGTATCATATGTATCGATGTAGATGTAACCACGACGGAACCATTGGTCACCTTTAATTTATTTTCAGAAACACGGTCTATAACCTGCTTATGCCCATGAACAGATGCATCGTATCCATCGATAAAAATATGAGAAGATGTACGACCGATCAAATCCATGAATGAACTTTTTTTTTGAAAAAGCTCAGAGTGTAATTCGATCGTGTTGGATGAATCTAGAACTGTTTCTGCGATAAAAGTTTTACCGCATCCAATTTGACCACATATGAAAACGTTGTGACCCTCTTTGATATATTTTTCGAGTAAGTCAATTTCATTTTGGTGGAGCGTTGGTGGACGTGGTTTTTTTTGTGGTATAATTTTAATGAAGGAGTCCATGACCGATGAACTTACTGATCAAGCTTTAGATATTTTTTTAGAGAGTGATACAATTCAGACAAGGATACTCGAACCTGTGAAAAAGAGGGTTCTTCCTTATTTGATTTGCATCGGTATCTTTAATGTAATGTTATTCGTGATGGTTGCATATCTCACACGTCGCCTCTCTAAGATTTTATAACGACATCCTCTAAATCAGAACCGTCACTTCCACCTCGGATGGCAGATAAATCCTTCTTTAATTCATTTGTCATTTCATCTTCACTTATGAACATATCGATCGGTTGAATATGCATTATTTCTGGTTTGAAAATCCCATTATCATCTGGGAATTGCTTTTCGAATGCCTGAATGACGAAATATGGTATCGGTGGGGACTGTTCGATAAGTTTATCATATTCGGCGCGGCATGTATCAATCATGGTCGATCCATCACACGATCGTTCTTCTATCGGGAGTGTCAATTCTAAACGAATCGTTCGTGATAGTTTACCGTATTGAAGCGAAGCGACGCGATTCCCTTCCATCATTTCACTTATTTTAAGAAACTGCATGATAGTCGCGATTATACCTGCGATCAAATTCAACCCACCAATCATCGCGGGTGCTGCACCTCTTATACTCGCTGGCAGTGAACTCTGTGCAAAATTTGCAGTACCAGTGATCGTAGACAAAACAATTACAGGAAGTGAAAACTGCATATTCTGTTTCTTGTAGATTAAGAAGGCGTGGTTATGCATATACCTGTAACACGCGGAAGCTTCACCCCACGTTTTCAAAATTTGCTCTTGCTGGGGAGACCATGCGAATTTATTTTTTGAACGCACTTTCTTTTCTTTGTCCATATTAAGATATGAATATTATTTTTATTATTCATACGTTAATCTTTGTCACTTCACTCGTAGTTCCGTTCACGAGAAATGTCAAATGGCTAAAGATGTATTCGGTGATAATACCGTTTATATTTTTCCACTGGGCAATCAATGATGATACATGTGCTCTCACGATTTTAGAATCTCGAGTAACTGGCAAAGAGCAGAAAGATACTTTCTTTGGGAGACTGATGAGACCCATATATAACATCGATAATGAAACATCTGATCAGATAGTAAAATCGATACTGTTCTCACTTTGGTTTATGGTACAGTTCAAACTCGGAATTATACCACGCCCCAAAATATTTTCCTAGAATATATAAATGAAACGTAAGAACGCGAACGCTACTGGTTTTATTATCATCATCGCTTTATTGGGTGTGATAACATACCTCGTAACACGACCTCGTGAAGTTGTTCGTGTACCCGTTCAAGTACCCATGCGTCCACCAATGCGTCAGAGAGAGCCAGTCCGCAGACGACAGCCGGAATTTAGAGACCCACCTATAAAGGACTATAAACCCGGACATGTTCAGCAGATGGGTGTACTGTTAGGTGAGAATGACGAGACACTCCCTTTATACGGAAAGGAAGTGCGCGGGCGGCGTGACCAATATCACTACTACACGTCTACACCTGGACAGCAGATTTATTCGATACCTATAACACACGATGGTCGTGACTGTATGGATGATTTAGGGTGCAGGGAGTTATACGGTAACGAGAGTGTGAATGTACTCGGTAAAGCTGCTTCTTATGAAGCCAAACTTTATAGAACAGATCATTTCTTTTAAACAAACGTGATACCATAGCGTGTTGTCATGAGTTTTTTAGCTCCCGACATCGAAGGTTTACTCCACAAAAGCCACCTAGACCAAAAACCAGCCGTTTTAATTCCATTTTTAGTCCACGTTTCACCCATACGTCCATGGCGTGCCAGGTATCTTTTCATACGCAACGGATCTCCATGAATAGTATAGTCTGAATATCCCTTACCTCCGAAGTCGACGTGTGAACCGTCTTCGAAAGTAACCCTGTACTTTTTTTTAGGATTGGGGCTTTTCTTGAGAATAACTTTCATATATAAATACCGAATATTTAATTCTATGTTTCTACTATAGATATGGATCTCCGCAAGCCAACGATTATTCGTATCATATTTATTTCCACGATCGTGTCCGTCTGTGTCGCTTTTATAATTTCCAGGATTTCTAAGTCCAGAGAAGAGAAGAGTTATAAATTTCCCGCTATGTCTAAGGAGACGTGGGATGCATTAGGTACACCGTCCAGTGAAGAAGATGAAGAAGATGTTCAGGAATAAACGCCGCCGCCTACCACTTTATAATTCCGAATCGGAAAACTCTTCATCGCTTGTAATTTCAAGTTGCACGTGATCAAGATCGGGACAGCATTGCGCAAACCCGTCATATGTAATTTTACACGATCGACAATAATACCAGATCATAGTATTTAGATAGTTGTTTATATACTTAAGTGTTTCGCGTGTACACTTATAAATGGATACTGATTTTGACAAAGTGATTGCCGACTTGCGTAACCTTCGTGAAGATGTCAGGGAAGTGAAACAGGATTATGATCTTGAGTTGGAAATGTGTCGTTCAGACTTACGACAGCAGTTCGGTTTTAAAATCTTGATGATCCTTTCATTCTTTCTCAACGGACTATTCATCGCATACTATGTAAAATATACATTTGTATCAGACGAACCCACAACCATCAATCCACGTCTTTTGTAAATGACATAAAGAGTTTCACCTTATCAAATGTATATGAAGCTTCTCATCAAGCGACTTTCTAATAATGCTATCATTCCTACGCGGGCTTCCCCTGGGTCGGTCGGTTATGATCTGTATAGTACTATCGACATGTATATTCCGCCCATGGAACGTGGTATCGTGAACACCGGTATTGCTGCTACTATTCCGATTGGTGTTTATGGACGCATCGCACCTCGTTCCGGTCTGGCTGTAAAGCACGGAATTCAAACAGGGGCTGGTGTGATTGATCCCGATTATACGGGTGAGTTGAAGGTGATTTTGTTTAATCAGGGAGGAGAACGTTTCGAGATTAAACAAGGGGATCGTATCGCCCAACTTATTTTGGAAAAATGTGAGACACCTCCTATCGAAGAAGTTGCAACTATTGAAGATACCGAGCGTGGTACACGCGGTTTTGGTTCTTCTGGATAAATTTAATTCGCGAACGCTACACCACCCATACCATCCTTGATTTTCAGGATGTTATAGTTGACAGCGTATGTTCGAACAATCGCACCGAGCCTGTTCGTGGTTCCATTGAGAACTAACTTGGCATTATCAATGCGCGAGAAGTTCAGAGAACCCGTGGGTTGCGACTTGTTCATAGTCAGACAGAATGGCCATGTAAATGTAGATGTAGTGTTCAACACGTCAGGGGCGAGTACCGAGCAGTGCATTTCGGGAACGACATTGTGGTGGTACGTCGCACTCGTGTTTTCGAACAGTGGTGTGCCATTAATATACAGTGTCGAGTCGTCAAACGACCAGTTTGTGGACCATGTGGTACCATCAGCTATAGACGAAACAACGTGCAAGGCCTTAACGGGGTGGTTGAAATATGTGAGGTCCACGTCAACATCGGACGCCGACATGGGTTGGTACTGAGTCTGTGTGATGAGAAGTTCGTGTTCATGGTTTACGACCATTTCCCTCTCTTCTGTATCCAGGTACACGTACGTGCCGTACACCTTGGGTGTGCTACCGGGTGTGAACGGCACCACCTGTCCAGCGCGACACTTAATACGCAACTCCACCTGGTGGAATTGGAGAGCTGTGAGTGGGAGAGACTTTGTCCAGTCCTCACTGAAGAAGAACGGGATCATGTAATGATCGGCGTATTGAGAAACACCTACCGCATTTTCGGGAACTTCGTCGAGTGTCACCGCACAAGAAGCCTTAGCCTGATCCTGTTTGTACAAAACATTGTGCACACCCTGGATGAAAAGAGAGTCAAGCTTGGTGACTTCCTGTCCACCGATCCACAAAGAAAATTCGGTTGTGGTTGGATCGTTCGTGCTAAAGAAACCAGTGGGACTGTCATCGGTAGCTCCTATATCGACTGCCTCTACCCAGATGTAACTGAGTAAGTCACCCTTCGTGCGTAAGGGGATAACAACTTCATTGCCCCCGCCAAATGTACCCACATAATCGAGGCGTTCGGGCTTAATAGAAAAATTCGTATGACGTTTATAGTTCTGATGGAAAAAAGATACCTGAGGTTCTCCGGTGATGTATACATCCTGAGCACCCTTCGACACGAGATCGATCAACGCAGCAGACATTTATTAATAAACGATATTAAAATTTTAGCTCTATAACTTACCAAGCGTGATGGTGCAATTTCAAGTTCTCACCTGGGATGCTCGCGATGAAAATGATGATCATATCATACGAATTTTTGGTAAGACGATCAAGGGTGAATCCGTCTGTGTCACGACAAAGTTTGTACCTTATTTTTTTGTCAAAGTGCCAGGGACTATGACACCAAATTCGGTGATCCAATATGTTAAACGGACATGCCCGGACATTGTTAACATGGACGTTGTCGAGGCTAAAGATATGGAAGGGTTTCAGAATGGAGCGACCAGTTTTTTCCTGCAAATTCATTGTCAAAATCTCGTATCAAGGCGTAATATCAGTAATCGTTTGCGCAAAAATATAACCGGACTGTCGAATAAACTAAAAATTTTCGAGGCTAATGTGGACCCTGTACTACGTCTTATGCATCGTACTGGTATTCAATCGACTGGGTGGATTGATACGACCGATGTATGCGAACGTGCATACCATACAAAAGTGCAGATCGATTTACAATGCAATGATTGGAGACAACTAAAACCATATGATACGACTGATATCGCACCGTTTGTAATCGCATCCATCGATATCGAGTGTTATAGTTCTACTGGGAAGTTCCCCAGTCCTTCTGTACCTGGTGATGCATGTTTTCAGATCGCTATTTCACTTTTACGGTTCGGTGAAGATGAACCGTATGAGAAAATATGTCTGTGCTACAAAGAGACTGACAAGAATATTGATGGTTGCTCTATCGTGAGTTACAAGTCCGAGCGTGATCTCCTAATGGGTTTTAGTGAATATATCAATGAACATGATATAGATATCATAACAGGCTGGAACATCTTCGGCTTTGATTTGGAATACATCATGGAACGTGGTATGGTAAATAACTGCCCTCTCGCGTTTTATCGAATGAGTAAACTCAGGGATTATACGTGTACACTCAGTCGTAAAAAACTATCATCGAGTGCACTCGGAGATAATGAACTGAAACTCGTACCCATGCCCGGACGATTTATTTTTGATTTGTTTCATGAAGTTAAGCGGGAGTATAAGTTAGATTCGTATAAACTCAATAACGTTTCACAGATTTATTTGGGGGATCAGAAAATAGACATGGCTCCGAAAGAAATGTTTGCACGTTTTGTTCGAGAAGATCCAGTGGAATTACGTGAAGTTGCAGAGTATTGTATCAAAGATACACTACTGCCTCACAGGCTGATCGCTAAACTATCTACACTGATGAATTTACTAGAAATGGCCAAGGCGACATGGGTTCCGTTGAGTTATTTGGTTGAGAGGGGACAGCAAATCAAGGTTTTCAGTCAATTGACAAAAAAGGCACGTGAAATGGGGTTCAAAGTTCCTGCATATGAATATGGACATGTGGATAACACTGGTTATATAGGAGCTACTGTACTCGAGGCGCAATCTGGTGCATACTACACACCAATTACAGCCCTAGATTTCGAGGGTCTATATCCATCTATTATGATGGCGCATAACTTATGTTACTCAACGCTTGTTCTCGACAAGAAATATGATAATTTACCTGGTGTAGAATATGAACATTTTGGTGAGCATACATTCGCACAGAATGTGCCGAGTATTTTACCGAGTATTCTCTCAGAGTTGAAACTATTTAGAAAGCAGGCTAAAAAAGACATGGCGAATTCAACGGGTGCTACGAAACAGATGTACAACGGTAAACAGCTCGCGTATAAAATTTCAATGAATTCCGTGTACGGATTTACAGGTGCATCTAAGGGTATTCTTCCATGTGTAGCTATCGCATCTACTACGACGATGAAAGGTCGCAACATGATTGACGACACAAAGAAGTATGTTGAAACGAATTATCCCGGATCTAAAGTGAGGTACGGTGACACTGATAGTGTTATGATTGAATTTGACGTAGGAAACCGTACTGGTAAGGAAGCTATTGAGTATAGTTGGGAATTGGGTGAAAAGGCTGCAGATGAATGTACCAAATTATTCAAGGCTCCTAACAATCTAGAGCTTGAAAAGGTATACTGTCCTTATTTCCTCTATTCAAAGAAAAGATACGCTGCTAAACTATGGACAAAGGGGAAGAATGGTGAAATGAACATGGATTATATCGATGTCAAGGGTTTGCAGCTCGTGAGACGTGATAACACACCGCATCTCAGAGAGGTCTGTAAAGAACTTCTAGATGTCGTCCTGGATAGTAATGATACCACAGCTCCTCAAGCACTTGCTCGAAAACGTGCACTCGAATTATTAGAGGGTGACGTACCCAATGAAAAATTGATTTTAAGTCAGGGGTTGTCAGACACTTACAAGGTGAAGGGTGAAAATGTTTCCGTATTAAGCGAAGAGATAGGAAACATTAATCAGGCGCATGTTCAGGTTGTGAGAAAAATGCGCGAACGGCAACCCGGTTCCGAACCTCAGTCTGGTGACAGGGTGCCATATATATTAATCAGGACGGATGACCCTAAAGCACGTGCGTTTGAAAAATCTGAAGACCCCGTGTATGCACGGGAACATAGTCTACCGATCGATTATCCGTATTATTTTCTGAATAAATTCTTAAATCCCGTATGTGACTTACTCGAACCACTATTCGACAACGTAAAGGATGACATCTTTGGAGAATTGCTTCTGCGAGCTAAACCACCAAAGAAAAAGGGAAAGGCTGCGACGAAGCCTGGTAATGATCAATTACTACTGAGTGATATATTTAAAAAAAAGACCCCATGATAATACATGGTAGGTAGTATTACTGAACAGATTGAAAGTCTGATACAGAAAGAAGCCCGGCGTCAGATTAATGAACGTGAGAAGGAAATTCGTGAACAGACGAAAGAACATACACGTGAACAAAAGGAACAGTTTTCTGAGAGACTAAAGGAGGCTGTACATGATCACAAAGAACAGCATATCCGTACTATCCGAGAAACGGTCGACAAGTACAAAGAACAGATAAATGTGCTAAAAAGTGAACATAAATCTATCGTTGCGAAACTAGAACAAGAGAAACATGATTACGTTTGTAAAGTTGTAGAAAGGGTTTCATTGCTATACTCAATCCCGATTAAAAGCGTTCGGCGCGACCTTGCACCTGAAAATGATAAGCGTTGTCTAGGTATACGTAAAAATGGTAAACTTTGTACGAATAAGGCAATTCGTGACGGATACTGCTGTCTCCACGTAGATGATCCACGACCATCTACTCCCATACTCATGCCAAGAGGTCCGTTAAGACATACACACCCGTTTCCATCTGGATTTGTTCAGGGATGCCCGGCATGTGAAAAAAGAGAGGTTGCAAATGAATTTAGAGATTTGCCTTCTATATTTTAATATGAATAAATCGACTATTCTATTATCATCTATAAATAATTTTTACACTGTACCAGAAAATAGAGCTACGCTAATCGAACTTTTGACCAAGAGTGGGGGTATTTCCCTACGAAACCTAGAATGGTTTATTACCAATTACTCTAAGAAGCATAACCTGTCTTACGAAACAAATGATGGTCGAATTTTCAGTGTACATTGCGCATATAAATCAAGTCTAGATGGATACAGTAAAAAATTGTTCGACCCGTTTTGTCGTGCAGACAAGATCGTGTACAACGTGCCAGGTACAACTGATGAAATCCATACGACTGTAGCACAGTTGAACTTCATCAGGTGGTGTATCAGAAATAAGATCGTTGATTACATTCGTGTACATCACGACAGGCTTTTTAATAAGCAAGTGACATAAATCCATTATTAAACTCAAACGTTTGATATCCCACGTAATATAAATGTAGGTTGTAGACATCTGTTAATCCAGGTTTTAATTGTACATCTAATAATGTACGATCTGAGTTCAGTTTACTAAAGTCTAAGCTTCCCGATGGTTCCACATTAATCGGATTCATCGAGAATGCATACGTGTAAATATTCCTATTAGGTCTAGACATTCTTGTATTGTATGGGACGATATACTTGAAATAATTGTGATCGGCGACTGGTATATTAGGTAAGTCTTGGCCATTTATATAGAGTTTAGCAGAGTCTAAAACCGTCGATGAAAATGAGTTACCGATTGAGTAGGATGTTGCAGATGAAAAATTAAACCTATTCGACATTTGACGAGTTCTTATACTCGGGTCGGGGCGACCGGGACTTCCATGCGTATTCTCATCTTCATATGCCTGTTTTCGTAGAAACCAAAATAACGATTTGACAGGTATATCTGGGACGAGTTGCAGTTTCACTGCGTTTTTGCCTACGACAGTTTCCTCTGTAGGGTGTTTCTTTACTATGTCAGTGATGAATATTTGTTTATTTGTCATCAAGTATGTCCGTTCCTGTGGACTTAATGTGATTTCTTCCGTGATGACATCAAATGTATCGAGTGATAACGCATATGAAGAATTGGTAAAAAATGTCTTTGGTCTAAATTTAATTTCAAACTCTATCTTCTGTTTGTGAATCGCACACGTTGGAAAGTATGGCCTATTCGGGGAATTTGATCCATATTCGTCACCTTCATATTTACGAGAAAAGAAGAATGGAATGGGAATCATCAGTGTCGACTTATACCTGGATAACGAATTGTCGTTTGCGTGTGATACGTTGTCGGCCTGATTCCTGTTTATCATATACCGCTTAGTACGTTTCTCGGATGCATCCAGATACATCTCGTCGTAAATAACACCCCAGTCGTCGTGATATTTATCGACTTCCGTCTCATCCACCCGCATAGAAATACTCTCTATAACGTGTCGACCAATCTGATCAGCTATGTTAGAGTTTGATTCAACGGCGGGGAATGTCATGTGTATGTACATATTTGATAACAAGTCTCCCATATTCTGGGGGTTTAGTGTAACTTTAACACTTTCACCAAATGGCCACGTGGGAGAAGACGAAGATGGTTTAGAAATTGTGACACTCTTGTGATATTTCGTAAAGTTCGAATGTTGCTTCGCTGTGTAATTAAAGAAGGATTGCTCAGGATTGGAATTCAATAGGTATGTATCCTGTTGACCTATGGCATTTAGGGATAATACCGCACCTTGATCCGGACCCTGTAATCCCATACTTATCTATTGTCTATATATTTTTAATATCATTTTCCCACATCTGAAGAGGTGATGTACACATTGTCAAATTGAGTTCGTCCCTGGAATGTTTGACTTCCATAAGCAGTGCAGCTACTCGCTCTTCTGTATAGTCAATCGTCTTGGTGTTTAGTAAATAGTCGTAACTTCCATCCACTTTCGGAAACGTATGCGATAACTCTTCCTCGAGATCTTTCTTCTTACGCCTGAAAACTACCAACGTTCCATTGATAACCATGGTAACAAATTTTGCGCGGTGATTATACATCTCAACCTTTTTCTTGAGGACATTAACCATATGGGATTTGCGTTTATTGTAATACTCGTTCCGAAGTTTGATAAAGTCCATTAGGATCATTTCAGCACTCTCATATTTATGAATTCCCTTAGTCGGATGAAACAGGTGCATGTTCGAAGTTCTGACGGTTTTCTGTAATTTCAGGTCCCTGATAAG